TAACATCCAAGATGATGATGAAGCACTATCAGATGCAACCACGCTAATCGACCTTGATTGGAGTGCAGCGACTTATGATGGTACAGCTAATGCCATATATCTAAATATGCAAGACTACACAACCACCGCATACACTTTCTCCGGAGCGCAGTTTTCCTCATATCGACCAATAGTAAACTACGAAGACAATGTAGCCGGTAGTGGTTTTGAAGCATATTCATCAAGCTCATCTTTGGAAGCCATGGACGGTGCTGCGGAAATTTGCACAGGGTTTTATGTTGGTTGGACAAATGCTGCTCACTCTGCTGGTGAATTACATGCCTTTGGCGCTGAGGATTTGGACGCAGGTGATGCGGAAACATCAATAGCGTTTAGGGTAGGCACTGGATGGGACCAGGCATTCAATGCAGAGTCGGGAGACTTTACCACAAGCCATGCACTTGATTGGGATTTAATAGACGACAACCCCCAGGCAATTAGTTTTGACTCTACTGGTGCAGAAGGGATCTTACGGGTTTACACAACCGATTCTAATGAAGGTGTAGATGTTAAAAACCTGAATGTTACAACTGGCGTAACTACCCCTAACACTATATACTCATCGGTCAATGGTTCTTTGTATTTTACCAGTGGAGTCACCAAACAGGCAGACTTTGTAATCTCTGGTGTCAGCCCTACAGGTCATGATTTTGGGTTGTTTAAAGTGCCTGACTATGGTGATGCAACCATAGTATCTGTGGACTGCTTAGTTTCAGGGGCCACCATAACAGGTGTGATAAGAGAATGTGATTCTAACGGGGATAATTGTGTCGCTATGGATGGTGTGTGGACCATAGGAGTTGATAACCCCGATGGAGATAGGACAACATTCTCAGACACTTCTTTTGGCGATGCTGTCCACAACGCTAATGACTGGGTTGATTGGGTAACCAGCGGGGCAAGTACGTCACTCCATCATACGAATGTGAACTGCACTGTACGTTATTTGATGACACCAACTTAATAGGGAGGCTTAAATGAAAAAAATTATAGTTCTATTTTTTGTGTTCATGTTTCTTACGTTTACAAATGTGTATGCAGGACCGTTTTTGGTTTGCACTCCTGTACCAAAAGCCGACCTTACACATTATCAAATTAGTGAAGATAATGGTGTAAATTGGACAAACTTTTCTCCTCAAGACTTAAATGATGATACAGTTAGGTTGCGAGCAGACCTGTCGGAATGTCCTAATGGTAGTTATACATGGCATGTAAGAGCAGTAAATCAATGGGGGCATAGTGATTCCGTCCCTTTTTCTTTTACAAAGGCTCTACCAGCCACTCCTTCTGCTGTGGAGATTTCGTTAGAATAGGAGATTAAGATGAAAAAACTTTTCTTACTAATCCTTCTTTTTGCGTTTCTATTGCTCTGCTCTACGGTTCATGTATTTCCAGGTTTGATTATCTGTGCTACGACTGACCTTAATCAGGCTACCGCTGCTGGTGGCTGCTCGGAAACCTACACGGGCGGCAATGAAAACGCCTACTCCGATGAGGGTGCATTGAGTGGTGACTATCGAATAGCTGATGATTTTACCACGGGTGTTGGTGAAAGTGGAACTGTTTGTAAAATATACGTATATGTAGATAGTTGCACAGGCACTAAGGCCATCAAGGTGGGGATATATGACGATAGTTCTGGTCCTGACGCACTGCTAGGTGAAGGGATAATAGAAGGGATTACCTCTGCTGATGACGACACTTGGGTATCTGTAGATGTGTCAGGAGAATCTATTTCCTTGAGTGCTTCAACAACCTACTGGGTTGCCGCGATTGCAGAAGATGCAAGCATAACCATTGGGCGTACAGATGTTGGTGCACCCTCTGGGGCCGCGTATGATTACGAGGGGTCTGCATACGCGAATGGTTTTGAAAATCCATTTGATGAGGACTCAACATCTTGGAATATGCTTTATTCACTTTATTGTACCTTTGGTTGATGCATGAAAAAATATTTCCTTGCAGTTCTATTTCTTCTTTTCGGTTCTGTTGTTTACGCTGCTGATCCTGTTTTGTTTTACAGTGATTTAACGGCGGGGCCGGTAACTGGTTGGGAGGGATCGGAAACCAAAGGTGCAGCAGTCACGGTTTGGGGGCTGAACTTCGGCGCATCGGGATCTGTTGTGGGAACGATCAGTGTATGCACTGATTCAGAACATGGCACCTGCGAAACCATAGGTGATTCTGATGCTACTTATATGGTCGAGTGGGCAGATACAACGTATAATCCAAAATTAGACGCTTCAACCACTATTCAGCAAATCACGTTTCATTTAAATTCATCTGTGACAGTAGACGCAACATCAGTAATATACGTTACTGTTGATGGTGCCGACTCAAATGATCTTAACTTTAATGCGCGGGCAATAGGTTCAAATCATATTTATTTCATTGATATTACTAATGGTGATGACTCTGACGATGGTTTAAAGTCAACAGATGAGGGAGGTGGGAACGGGCCTTGGCAACATTTCTACCATTCCGATCCTGCGGAAAATTCTAGTGTTATAGCCGGTGACATAATGTATGTAAAAACCGGAACGTATGCAAATGAACCGAGTGAAGACTATGGCGCAATAGATTGGGAGGGAGAGGATTCAGGCGCCAGGAATGGAACGGCAACGCATCCTATTTCGTGGATTGGTTACCCAGGAGATGCATACCCGTCATTTTCAGGGGGCATCATAGGCGTTTTGAGTTCAGGATATGGCGTTGGCACCGTTCAACGTGATTATGTTATAGTTTCTAAAATGCAAGCATCTGGAGTTCAACGAGGTCTACTTACGTGGTGGGGTGATTATTGGCGTGTAGTTGGATTACATGTGAATTGGGATGAGGATCTAGAAGCTGAGTTTAAATCAGCAACGATTGGCCCAGTCAACACTGAAAACAGCAAAATTCTAGGAATGAAGCATGTAGGAGGGGGTTATGATCACTATACTCATGTTACCTACTCTAATTGCAGCCCTTTCGAGGACAACCAGGGAGACATTGAAAATCTAGAATTTGCTTACAATGAAATAGATGATTTCGATGGAAGTATAGCTGGTAGTAACCCTGGTGGCGGAGCTTTTAACTTTAGAACCACTGATGGCGATTATCACATTCAAGGAACCTCTATCCATCATAATTATATGCATGACTCGCCTAACGCATGGTTCTTTTTCTCGGGTGAGAATGGCAACGAGGATGATTATAAAATATATAACAATTTAATTGCCGGTGTTGCGTCAGGCAGCATAGGAACCCACTGTTTGATGCAAGCGGGGTATGCTGCATCTTTGTCCGGTCAGTATTATATTTACAACAACACTATAGTAAAATCGGGAACTGCGGACTATGGTACTATCTGTATAGTTGGTTGCGATGCAGACTTTTTTTTGAAAAACAATATAATCAACAATGCATCTGGTTATTTCTTTTCGTTAACCGGTGGGACAACCCCAACCATTTCGTCGGATTATGATCTTCTTTATGGTGGTGCAACAGACAATAACGCTGGATCAGCTACAATTACAAATGACATCCGTTCGGACCCTCAGTTTACCGATTCCGGCGTTAGCAATTTTGTTTTGCAAGTAGGAAGCCCTGGCGTCGATGCTGGAACATCGGATGTGTCAGGAACAGTTACAAATGATTTGGTAGGTGTATCCAGACCGCAGGATAGTGTGTACGACATTGGAGCATATGAAGGAGCAGGTGCTGCTGTGGGTGGGTCAACCATGACAGGTATTTCATTCCCGTCAGGTGGAGTTTCGTGCTGTCAGTGATTTGGAGGTACGTTGGGACTCGTTTGGAATCTGGAAACTATGGAAACAAGTTTAATAGAAAATGCTCTCTCTGCTGGTGCTGGTGCCTTTGTCGGTGTCGTAGCCACGGTACTGTTTTATAAACTTAACCTTAAACAAATGGGACAATGTGCTTCATGTATAAGACAACAGTCAGCGATACTGGAATTGCAGAAGTCACTCAAAGAAGCCCAAGCTTTGATCTTGGAACTCTTGAGGATGATAGGCGAAAACATAGCAAAGGTTCTAGACAGGAGTCGGAAATGGGAATAATAGATAGACTCTTTCGTATTCTAACTCCGAAGAAGTACAGAGGACAAGCAGAGGAACTAAAAGAATTAACAGAGTCCGCAAGATTGGAGAAAGCAGACCTGGACAGGACGATCCGTCTCAACGGTTCTGGTGCATGGAAACTTAGTCCTGAGACTTTTATGCAGCCTAAAGCGGAGAACGAAAATGATGGGTAAATGGTACTTGGACCCGATGTGGTGGTCATATGTGGTGATGTTCTTGGTCGGTACGGTCACTTTCCTTATGTTGCTCTGGTGGATTAGTAAAATATATCTTAAGACAGGAAACTGTAAACACTTTAAAGAAGTACGTTACTTAATTCCTCTGACCTTTGGTGTAGCGTACGCGAAACTTCCAGCAGTGCTAGGCAGACCCTTCTTATGGATAAACCGTGAGACCTACGATTGGTTTGTAAAGGATAACTGGTGGTGGACAACTCGCTGGATTCCGTTCATGGGTGCCCTGGGTTTTGTTGCATACTGGTCAATAAAAGCAGTGTTAGGTGAAAAAAGTGATGATATTTCCTACAAAGACGGGACAAATCAGAAATGACTCAGGCGGTTTTGGTTACTATGGCGCACCTAGAGGAAACAGAAAACACAAAGGCGTAGACTTTAGTGTCGAACCAGGAGAGCCGGTTTTCAGTCCGTGTAGTGGAGTAGTAAAACGCCGTGCTAGACCTTATGTAGGAGACAAGCATTATGATGGCTGTCTTATTGAGGCAAAAGCAGCGAGGATAAAGATATTTTATTTAAATATAGAAGAAGAGCTTATAGGACAAGTAGTTCGGCCTGGCCAGATAATAGGCTACGCGCAGGATATAAGTAAAAAATACTCTGCTGTAACACCACATATTCATTTGGAAATAAGCTCAGTAGATCCAATGAGGTTGATAGACAGGGATGCTTAAAAATATAGGACTATTTTTAGTGATATTTCTGTTTCCTACTTGTACATGGGGAGCAACATACACAGTCTGTGCTGCTGGCTGCGATGAGACAGACATTGCCAGTGCAATAGCATCCGCTACAACTGCGGGCGATATTGTAGAGATCCATTCAGGAACTTACAGAGAGACCATAACACTCGGTTCAAGTGGAAGCGTAGGCAACGAGATCATTGTGCGTGGGAAGGCAGGAGACACAGCTTATGTTTATGGTTCTGACTTAGACGATGGGTCAAGTGGATGGAATGATGACGACAGCAATGGTGAATATGAAAAGCTATTTGCAACTGAGCCTCATATAGTGATTAACTCAGCAACAGACGTTATTTTGGAAAATGGCACGAAAGATGGTCTTGGCGCTACTGAATGGGATTATAGCGGCACTACACTCTACACAGGTTTTAATCCTGCAACAACAAACATAGAAGTCGGTCAAAGAATAGGCTTAGACACAAACGACAATGACTATGTTTCTGTTAGCAATTTATACTTTCGCTATTGTCAAGGCACAGACGGAGCGTCTTTAAATGGCACAGTTAACATTGAAGACACCAGCACCAACATAACCATTGACTCTTGTAATATCCAGAAAAACCAACGTCACGGGATAGCTGTTAAAGGTGGAACGAGTTTTACGATTTCAAACAATACAATAGACTACCAGTGGTCGAGAACGGTTGATGATGTCGGAAGTGCTGATGGGATTTATGTGCAAAACGGAACAAGTTCACCTACAGGAAGTATTACAGGAAATACAATAGGCTCAAATACGGCCGACACTATCCATCGAATGGGTATAGCTATAGTTGATGGGGATGCAATTAGTATAACGAATAATAATATTTACGGAGGTAGGACCGGAATAGACATTGAACCTAATACTGGACAAGAGACCGCAGGTGGCACAATAACGGGCAATACAATAGACAAACCTGCAAATACCGATAATAGAGGTGGCTCGGACCTACACAAAGGTATATCTGTGTTGGAGTTAGCTGGTGGGGATGTTACAGGAACGTGGACTATTTCAAACAACACGATTGACCTACAAGATGAGGCAATGAACGGAGATTATGATGGGTTTATGTACTATGATCTAGACAATGATTGCACTATAAACCAATCTAATAATACAATCCGTGATGTTGGGGATGGTGTTGTCGTATCTGGTTGTTCTGCCGTCATTACCATTGACGGAGATAAATACACGGCAGGTTCAACCCAAGGCCGTTTTGGTATTTTATTTCCAGCAACAGCAGATAAACAATCTCTTAATGTCCAAGTTCAAAACTGTCTAATCATAGACTTCCCCTACGGCATGGATCTAAATGAAACTGATGGTTCTGAGGTTGATTTTTACCATAACACCCTTTACTTGGATGGTTCCCAAGTTGGAGTTAGAATAGACGATGATGTTGCAGAGAATGACCTTGAATTAAAAAACAATATCTTTGGCTACACTCCACAGGCAGCAAAATATTATGTCTGGAAAGTCAATGCGAACTCGACTCTTGATGCTGATTATAACCTCTATCTTAATACTGCTGCAGGTGATTGGTGGGCTTACGAGGGTGCAGGAAGAACATGGACAGAATGGACAGTAACAGAAAGCATGGACAGTAATGGTGTTAATTCAAATCCATTGTTTATATCTGCGGGGTCTGCAAACTTCCAACTTCAGTTGACATCTCCTGCTATAGACACTGGCACTGATGTTTCTGTAACTACTGATTACGGGGGAAAAGATAGAGATACTCCAGAAATAGGTGCTTATGAATTTGCCAAGCCGCCTTTATGGGGAGTTAGTATTACTGGTGGAGGTGTTAATTAAATGAGCTGGTTTAGTAAATTACTAGGAGCAGATAAGGCATTAGCAAGTGCAGATAAGCTCATAAACCACGGCGCTGCTGGAATAGACAAACTGTTCTTTACGAAAGAAGAAAAAGCAGAAGCAGCTCAGGGTTTGTTTAATACTTGGGTAGGACTACAAAACATAATTGCAGACGAAAGTACAATAAGAAGTATAACAAGACGTAGGCTTGCAGTAATGCTTATAGGGTTGTTTGTTGTCTTGATGCTAATAACAGCAGTTATGATAATACTAAACCATTCAAACTACCACATAATGTTTTCTCTTGCTACATCAGACATATTGCTCTATGCAGTTGTGTCTATAATAATCTTTTACTTCGGTCCTTATGCCATTTCAAAAGGGATTAGTATGTTTAAGTCTAAGCTGATAAATAAATAACGGAGTTTTAAGAATGACAGAATGGGATGGAACTAACACAAGAACGATTCATTTCATGAAGGGTAGAAGAAGATGAACCTAAGAGACATGAGTAATAATTTAAGAAAACTTGTACCACAGTTAAGTGTTCCGGTTATTAGAGAGTGGATTAATATTGCTTATAAAGAAATTATAGGCAAGACAGATTGGGTTTTTCTGCATGATACCACAACAGAGAGACTGTACGAACAGGTAAGTAATTCCAGTTCGGAAAGTTGTTCTGTCACGCAAGGCTCTGCTACGGTGACTGGATCTGGTACAACGTGGAGTACTGGAGACATAGCAGCTGGATGGGGTTTTAGGATAGGATCAGACAGCCAACCTTATATAGTAAGTAGTGTAGGTTCTAATACTAGTATTACGTTAGAAACTACTTACGCACAAGACAGTGCTTCTGGCGAAGATTTCAATGCACAGAAGACAGTGTATAGTCCGACAGTAGCTAATGTCGGAGATATAGAGGCTATATTGTATCAGTCTCCTTTGAAAGAAAGAAGCCAGGCTTATTTAAACAGAATAGATCCTAAGAGAAACACAACCGGAGCACCTCAGTGTTTTAGTGTTTTTAGCAAGAGCGCAGGAGACGGAACTGTGAGTTTTGAAATCTGGCCGATTCCGGATTCAGACTATACAGTAACAATACATTATAGAAAATACGTAGCGGATTTAAGTGCTAATACAGATACACCAGTTTTTAGACCTGAGATCTTGTTCCTTAAAGCACTAGAATATTGCTACGGAATAGTCTACGCACAAACACAAAATCCGGCTTTTATAGGTTTAAAAAGAGACGCAGGTGCTAGTTATAGAGCAGAGTTAAGAGAAATGATTATAGAGGACTTAGACAATTCTTCTCTTCCTGGTCGAGTCAGAGACGTAATGGGCGGACATATTTGGGATAATAACTTCTGGACACAACACGATGTGGACTAATGGACCTACAAACGATAAGACAAATAGTACAAAACGACTTGGACGAAAGCGGGACGTATAGAACGGATGCTTTTTTAAACCGAGCTATTAATAATGGCTATAGACTGTTGGCTATTTTGACTCTTTTTGATGAAAGAAGAGTTACTCATACAATAGCTGGTGGTAGAAACCATGCTGGATTGCCGCAGTCGAATGGACAAGACTGCCTGGCTCCTTTATATATGGCTAATACTACGACAGGGACCAAAATAGACCCAGCTGCATTGGACGAGTTTGAATTATATTCAAATGCCTGGGAAGGACAAGCAGATACGGACTCTCTTTATTATACTCTCTTAAGTCCTTACCATTATGCCCACGCACAGATGCTCTTATGTCCTAGTCAAGAAGCATCTGAGACTTACATGACCATAATAGGAGCTTTCGAACCAAAGGTTTTAGCAGCTGATACGGACGAGCCTAAGATGGAAGAGGAATTTCAAGACTTGCTTATCTTGTATGCTACCTTTGAAGGATTCTTAGGAGAACCTGGGAGGGTAAGTTCGGCTGGAGAAGCAGTTAAAGAATTCATGAAGCGGCTTAATGAGTATATGATTCATTTAAAAACCAGATACCCGAGCGGACGAGACTTTGAACCTTATCCTGCGGAATTTATTTATTCAGACTTCACCCAACAGCAACAGAGAGAGCGCAGACCTAAACGAAACTTAGAGGATGAAGATGAAGGTTGATACTTTTTTAGACAATATAGGAGACATACTTCAGGAAGATTTTAGTTTTGCGGTTTTGTGGACTAAGGCAGAGTTGCTGAAATACTTGAGAGAAGTTTTAAGAGTCTTTTCTCAAAGAACTATGATCTGTGACAGGACTTATGTGAGTGTAGTTGACGGGACAACTGGCGAATGCGATGTTCCTGAGGATTTTATAAAGACATACTTCGTTACGTTCGATCAGGAGTTTGTAGACTTGGCACAACTGCATGATATGGATTTCATAAGTGGGACTTGGTTAGACGGCTCGACAGGAACTCCTATTGCAGCTACACAGTTTGGCGCAGGAAAAGATGCTATTATAAGATTCGTGCCTGTTCCAAGTGCGGTAGAAACTGGAGGCGGTACGTCTGATACTGTTTATATTAAAGACAGTAATGACGTTAAATGGTATTTACATACTGATAGTGGAACAATAGACACAGACAATAAAGGAGCGGATGCTACTTGTCAGAGTAAAGTAGTCTTGTATTCTACTTATAATAATTCCTACTGGGACTTAACCATGTCTGTTGCTGGAGCTAGTGCAACTGCTGCTAGTGCTTCTACTAGTTCAACTACGGTAGAATTACTTGATGCTACAGACGGTCTTGTCTATGCTTTGTATCCTCTTAATAAAGGAAAACTAGAAGAAAGAAATGCTACTTATGGTGTAACGACTGAGCTGCTTTTAAATGGCGTAACGCAGACATTTGAAGCAGATTATGGGATAATAACAGACGCTTATGTTCCAGATCCGGAGAATAATACTCCGACTGGGATTCATTTAACTGATCCTATTGGATTGAGTTTGTTTGGCCGCACGACAGATGATACTATGTTTATGTATTATAAAGGCCATATTCAAGATGTGACTGAGTTAGAAAACGAGATCTTTGTCTCAGACTCTTTGATTCCTATACTAATGCATGGAGTCTTAGCAAGAGCATATGGACATGACGGAGACGGAAAGGATCTGGAAAAGAGTAGACTTATGCAAACTATATTTGAACTAGAATGCAGGATGATCCGTGGTATGTTTCAGAGGAAGACTCTTTAAAGGAGGTGATGCTTGGTGAAGGTTATGACGGTCCTATGTACTTGCATTTACCTGATAATACCCCTATTGGGTTATAGTAGGGGGATGTCGCATCCTACTAAAACAAATAACGCATGAAGGATTCTAAAAAATGAGTTCAACTAAAGTATCAAACTTCGCACGAGGTTGGCAGAATAGAGCAAGACATGAAATGCTCAAAGACGATGCTCTATTCAGGGCCGATGATATTAGTCTAGAAGAACTAGGCATGATTACTTGTGGCAGATTGCATAGTGAGAATGAGTATTTTAAGACAATTCCTTCTTATACAAACGAGATAGATAATTTATATCAAGTAATGGTCGAAGGGGTTGATAAAAGACTCATTTACCACAATGTAGGAACTTGGCTACATGTCTGGAATTCCTTAAGCGGAGCGTCTAGGACAGTCTCCAGTGACATAATCTCCGGCAATCATATAAGCTACGCTCCTTTAAGACCTACGCTAAGTGACTACACGCATGTTTATATAACAGACGGCACGACAATGCTCGCAGATACAGGGACAGAGACTATGACCTGGGGCATTGATCCACCGACTAGTAGTCCTTCAGTAGAAACTGGTTCAGGATCTGGGAACTTAAGCGCAGGTGATTATGTTTATGTTTATACTTTCTATGACCAGTCAACTGGCTCAGAAAGCGATCCGAGTAATGCTAGTAGTACAATAACTGCTTCTGCGGATGATTCGCATCTTATAACTAATATAGGGATTTCTAGTAGTTCAAGAGTTACAAGTAGAAGATTATATAGAACATTAGCAGACGGCGGAAGTTATTACCTAGTAGCTACTATTCCAGACAATACTACTTTATCTTTTGTAGACACGATTTCAGACAATGACCTAACTACAGAGGCTAATACAGACCAAGGAATCCCGCCTGTTGGTGATTTTGTCGTGGAATTCAAAGGGCGGCTTTTCTTATGCGGAGATACTAATTTTCCTGAGAGGGCTTATTTTAGTCGTAAAGACCGTCCAGAAAACTGGCCTAGTACGTATTATGTAGAAGTAGAATTTGGTAGAAGAGTAAGGAGCTTGAAAGTTTTTGACGGGAATTTATATCTTTTCATGGAAGACGGAATAGAAAGACTATCAGGAACAACCGCTGATACTTTTGAGCCGCATTCAACAAGAGCGCATATGGGACTAGCAGCTAGATGGAGCGCAGCAACTGGACCGGATGGGATATACTATCTTTCGCATGACGGGATCTATAGATTTGACGGAGCAAAGTCTGTGCGAATAAGTGATCCGATTGGACGGACGTTCGGACTAGATGCAGATACCTGGATTGATATTGTAGACATGGACTCTGTAGAAGAGACTTGCAGAGCTGGATTTAATAGAGGGGTTTATTATATTCTGGTTCCTATGAAAGACTCAGATGATACGGCTACTAATAGACTCTTGGCTTATAATGCTTTAGACGAGACTTGGGTTAGGTACACGACAGACTGTAAGGATCTTTTTTGTGATAGACGGAGGGACGAAATTCTAGGAGTAGTAGCGGATTATGATAATTCTAATTATTATACTGTTTATAATCTCTTAGATTCTAGCTCTAGTACAGTTTCTACTGCAAGTCCTGAATTTATTACAAAATCTTTTCGTTTAACTAGATCCACTGAATACGCTATAACAGGCAGCGGTCTTAAAGGACGAGAAGAACAGCATATAACTTGGGTTAGGCAGTTCAGACTAGACGCAGACGGAGACTGGGATCTGGAATTTTATATAGACGGACGACAAGTACATACACAGAGTTTTTCGGATTTAAGCGAAAGCAGTAAGATGAGTTGGTATGATTTTCCTAGTAAACTAAAAGGTCTCCATATGTATGTAAGAGGACAAGCAACTGGAACTCCAAAACCAACTACGCATAAATTCAGGAGTATAGAGATAAAATGAGTGGATCAACACCTTATAAAATAAGAACAGAAGATCCAGAAGAAATAGTTTATGAATGTAATAGGGTTTTTAGTCTTATAACAGACAGACTGGATAAAATAGAAGGCTTCAGAGGCCAACCAGAGTTGCATAATACTATGGTAACTGAGTTTGACATTGTAGTCGCTGGAGCTAGTAAGGGTTTTATAATGCGGGATAATTCGAAGCAAAGAAATTACTGGAGACTGGAAGTAACAGGTGACGGAACTTTAACCATAACTCAAATAGGTAGGAGTTATTAAGATGCCAGAGGGAACTAATTGGTTTGATTGGGCTAAAGTAGTTGTTGGCGTTGGCAGTGCTGCTGGAGGAATTTATTCCCAAAGACAGCACGCTAAGTCTGCAAATAAACAAATGGCCTTGGCAGAAGGACGAGCTAAGTATCAACAGCAGTTGGCTAATGCTATGCTTGCAAATGCAGAGAGTAGTTATGATGATGAGAGTTACAGACGAGCGGCTGGATTGTTGAGATACTTCTTGGGCGGTGGACAAGCAGTGAATAAAGACGGGTCTTATATAAACGTGCCTGGAATCAGGCAGCAGTTCGATCAGGTAGATGAGTCTGTTAATAAGAAGCTCTTAGACTTGGATGGAGTTGAAAGAGACCAGGCGCAGAAGATAAATGACACCATGACAGGCGGTCAGAGAATCAGGGCATTGAAAGAGTTGTCTATGCGAGTTGCGGATGCTAAGGGACAAGCTACTAGAGGTGCTCGGGACGTTAAAAGAGACCTGAATGTTAAAATAACAAATGAATGGTTCAACAAAGCTATGGCATTCGGACAGTCTCAACCTGGCACCAGGGCGGATGCTTATGCTAAGGCTGGTGGTTTTCAAACAGGAGAAAGCGGCGCTGCGTTAAATGCTGCTGTCAATGCGATGGGAGTGCAGAGACAAGCAATGGGTGATATAATGAAGTATAGTGGGTTTTACGGAGATCAAGAAACAAGGACGAAAGACACAGAGCCTTTGATGCAGCAAAAGACTATACCTTCTAAAACTCCTACTGCTTCTGAGCCTATGAGTAAGTCAGCTGTCAAAAAACAAACCTTATACGACCCTATGTACGATCCTGGATATTAAGGAGATCAAGATGACTTTCGGAACAATAGACCTAATGGCACCTGCTGGCGCATCGTTCTTGCAAGGAGCGCATGCTTCTGAACAACAGTCTATAAAATCAGAAGAAGAAAGAAACAAACGCGCTATGCAGAGTACAGTCAAACTGCTTGAACAAGGCTGGAAACCTATAGATCCTAAGAAAGGTGAGTATAGTGGACAGGCAGTTAGATTTGGTAAAGGCGGAGTTTGGTTACGGCCTCCTGAGTTTGGCAAGGAAGAAGCGGCGCAGTTCGTACTCCAACAAAAGAAGATGGGACTTGAGTTAGAAAAACTGCGTCATGGTAGACAACTCAGTGCTAATGAATACATGCAATATCAAATAGATTTGCAGAAAGCTAAAACTCCTACCGAACTAGCAACAATAGCTGCTGATCTTGAGAAAGCGCGTATAGGTCGTGATATTGCCGGAGTTAAGCTTGAGATAGAAAAAATAACCGGACCTTTGAAGTTGTTAAAAGAAGAGAATGCGTTGAAAATTCAAGAAGGTCTGATGGAACTGCAAGAAACTAAAGGTATTTTAGCTAGACAGAAACTATTTGCAGAACTAAAAGCCCTTGCAGCACGGGTTAAAATTGCTGAAGCAAAAAAAGATAGGACTAAAAGTGTAGTCGTTACTGGAGTCCCTGGGACGGAAACTGCCAGTAATCTATACGTTGGGACTTATGATCCAACGCAGCCAGGACAAGTTAACTTGCCTCCAGGTGCTTCTAATTTAACTCAGTCCCAGGCGCAGAGATTAGATAAAGAACTGTCTAATATAATGACTACTGTCTTAGCTAATCCGAAGAAAGAAGCCGTTTTGCCTAAACTAGATATGTACCATAAAAAACAAGCACCGGCTATGAAGTCTACTTATATATGGCATGAAGGTAAAGAGAAAGTTGTTAAGCTAGACCTGCTGTATGAAAACGGAAAGCAACTAACTATGGCTACTTTACAAAGACGTGCGTATAGGCGTGGAATGACTATTAACGCTATCATAAACGAAATGCTTAGAGAATATCCTAGGAAACAAAAAAAAGGTGAATTGTAATGGAGACTATCACACTAGGCGACAAGCACAAAGGTGGACCTCCTATAGATGATGGGAAGTTTTCTGCTGGTTTGAAGAAAGAACTAGACTCTATGTGGAAACCTTATGCTTATGGTTTTGCACATGCAGGGCGCAGACCATTTGAAGTAGTCCGTAATATCTTCGGAAGCGCAGAAAGAGCAGATGAGCTTTTGGCTAGTAAAGTAAATGAGAAGCTGGATTTTCTGTCTGAAAAAGGACTATGGCCAGAGGGTTTGAGAATCCAAAGAGGCCCGTGGAAGTGGGGTCGTAAAGCACTGGATACTTTTCTAGACGCGGATTTAATGAAGGTTCCGAAAGAATGGACTCCTGATACTTTAGCTGAGGAAATAGCTTCTGGTTTGGTCGAGGCAACTGGAGAAATTGCTACGTTGATTGCACTCCCTGGTGGAATTGCCAGTAAGATGGCTTTTTTAGGAATCACGGATACAGGAGCGCAGAAAGATACGAGTGCATTAGATATAGCCATCGCAGGTGCCGAAGGTGCTTTGTTTGGGAGAGCGTTGAAAGCAGTCGGAGCTTATCCAAAAGCAGAACACATGGCTGCACTTGCAGGATTGTTTGGTTTGCAGGCTTATATCAAGACAGGAAGTCCTAGAGAAGCAGTAAAAGCCGGTGCTATTGGTCTCGGACTTGGATTCACAGGAGGTAGTAAACAAGGGCTGGATTTTAAAGCTCGTAGGAAACTGATGCGACAAATTAGAGAAAGGGAAAAAGCTCTTAAAAAAATGAGCAAGCAGAAGAAAGAACTAGGTGATCTGTTCAAAGACATGGATATTGACCTGACTACAGATCAGTTACTAGAGGAACAGTATAACAGAATCTCAGACAGAGAACTAGACATAAAAGCAGAAAAAGCTGCTGAGGAAATGAGAGTAAGTCCTCCTTGGATGCAGCCTAGACAGAGTCTTAAGGTTTTTCAAGCAGACAAGAGAATGGGTGAGTATCCTATTGCAATGAAAGGATATGAAAGTCCGGTTGAACTTAAGCTAGATAAAGATAGTTTAGCGGATTTGAATAGAGAGACTAGAAAATTAGAAAAACTCAGACCTAAAGAAATGGAGGAAAGGTGGATCAAGAAAGATGGAGAGACTGTTAGTATTACAAAAAAGAGCGAAAGAGACGCTCCGGTAGAGTATACAACTATTGCAAAGGTTCCTGGTGTTGCACGTCGTGAAAAGGATGCTGATGTTCCTCTTGTCGACGCTAAAGGAAATCGAGTTGTTTTTGAGACAATAGGTATAAGACAAAAAGAACCAAAAGGCTTAGAAGAAGTTTCAGAGAGACAGCAGTTAGACAAACTTGTTTTAACTGATCCTAAAAAAGCAGCAGAGATTAAAGAGAAATATGGAGTGGATGTTCCTGTTATAGCAGAAAGTAGTGGGGAGGTTTTAAGACAAGCTTATGGAATAGAACAGAGAAAAAGCATAACGGAAAAACCCTGGAGTACTTTTGTAAGTGAGTCTGCTGAGAGTAAGTCTCCGGTTAGAGAACTGGATTTATTTGATATAAATAAGAAAGGAAGTAAGTGGATTGTCAAGAATAAAGCAAGCGGAAAGACTCTTGCTAGTGCAGATAGTTTGAATAATGCTATAGGACAAGGGATTAGAAGTCTGAGAAAACAAGAAGCAGGAGAGCTTAGCGTAGGGAGTAGAGTTCAGACATCAAAAGGTCTTGGAGAGGTTACGAATATAAAAGAAGGTAAAATCTGGCTTCGGTTGGATAAGGAGAATAAGTTAGTTAGTGTTAAACCAGAAGAAGTTAAGATAGATAGTAGGTTTAGTAAAGAGCCTAATGAGATTACACTAAACGCAATGGGCTTTCAAGGAGTTTATGAAGTTGCTGAGAAAGCTTTTAAGAAATGGTTTGGGAAGAGTAAAGTTGCAGATAAGCGAGGGAATCCACTGGTTGTTTATCATGGGAGGTTTAGCAAGAAACCTTATGACAAGTTTGAAAACATACGTGAAGTTAGTTACTACGACCAGGGTGGTATGCGCTTTCGTCCGGATGTACCTCCAACTAAAACACTAAGGGGTGCCTGGTTTACAACTAGTCCAAAATATGCCGAGCAAATAGGAAGACCTAATACTAGAGCTTTTTATATTAGAATGGAACGGCCTTTTGATATGCGTAGTCTTGGTGAAGATCCTCTTGGTGCAGAGGTTGATGCGTTTTATAAAAAACATAAGATTCCATTTGACTCTGTTAGAGAAGGAAGAACTCCTGTTTACGATGAACCAAAGGGTGGTTATGGTCCGGAGTATGTTAAAGAAATATATCCGGACGCTGGCCATTATGTAAGTCGGATGGATATTTTAAAGAAGTTAGGTTATGATGGTGTTATTCTGCGTGAGGGAAATGCAGATACATATATAGTCTTTGATAATAACCAGATTAAAGCCATTAATAATCGCGGAACCTGGTCTAGAGACTCTGACATTCTGCTAGAGTCTATGGGCTTCCAGTCTATCTACGAATCTATATCAAAAAGACTAGCAAAGCGCCGAGACAGGAAAGCTAACATAAAACCTACTCAACTAGACGATCCTTTAGCACCTTATACGAAAGCAGGAAAAGTAGTCAAACAAAGAAAAGGCTCAGGTGGTAGAGTCTTTCCTCCAGTCTACAAAGATGTCCGCGATGCGATTATGAAAAAAGGCCAGGATTTGCCAATCAGTCTTACAACAAAAAACCTCTGGCTTACTGGACCAAGGGCGTTTGATATTCTTGGCTCTGACTTCAAGGCAATTTTCTATGATACAGTAAAAGACGGTGAGCATTATAGAAATACAGAGAGACTTAAATGGACTAATGAAATAAGAAAACTCCAGAAAGGAATGAGTGTTAAAAGCAGGAAGAATATAGTCTTGTTTGCAATCTCAAAACAGCAAGGGGTTGCTAATAGACTCGTGCATATGGAAAAAGAAGCCAGAGATAAATTGCTTGCTAAGTTGCAACAGAAAGCTAAGAAGAAAGGACAAGAGATTCCTAAGAGTCTTACTCATGAACAAATGGCTAAGACGAGTATAAAGGTGCCACAGGAATTAAGTCCTAAAGAGCAGATTGTATATGACAAGATGCAACAATGGTTGGAGGAATTTTACGTCCGTCTAAATGCAGCAAGAATAAAGGCTGGTCGTCATCCTTTTCCGAAGGTAAAGAACTATTTTACTTTCATGTATAAATTTGGCTTTTTAACTAGACTAGGAATCAATCCAGTAGAGAGTCCAACGAAAGATCCAAATAATCCTAATGCTGTAGACAGAGTTGTAGATAAGATAATGCAACAACCTTTAGACGCACGGATGATTAAAATGGGGATTACTCCTTTTAGGTTTGCGAAAAAACGTGGCTTGGAAGGATTAAAGACTGAGGTTGGATATGTGCCATTGGAACTAGATCCTTTTAAAATAGGTCATCAGTATATAAATTCTGCTTTGGATCATATTCATTTGGGTCCGAGGATTGCTTTCTTGAGAGAGTTACTTGGTGATTTTGATGTGCCTAATCCTAAGACTGGCCAAATGCAAAGATGGACTCTTGCTAATTCCAGACCAAGAGCAGCTGGTTGGTTGAACAGATGGTTGAATCACCAAGCCGGAATGAAGATAGAACTCCCAACTGGTCCTGTTATAGACATGTTAGCAGCTGGACTTAGTAGGAATCTGACTTATGCTGTTCTGTCTGCTAATCTAAGAAGTGCATGGATTCAGTGGACTGCTATTGGCCCCAGTATGATAGAAGTTGGGCCACATAATATTGCAAAGGGCTTAGACATTCTGGTCAGTCCAAAGAAAAGAGAACACGCTTTAAGGAGTTCAAGAGTTTTGGTTGGAAGAGTCTATGATGTAGCAGCTCAAGATGTAGTAGATGCAGTTAGGACTCTTGTTTTAACAAAGGCCAGGAGTTCGGTTGCAAAAGCTGGCCTTTGGCCTTTGCAGTTTTTGGACATGCAAACCGCTCTAGTAACTTGGCAAGGGGCTTACATAAAAGCAGAAAGTATGAAGGGAAAAAACGGAAAGGCTTTTACAGAAACTCAAAAAGTTCGTTATGCTGATAGTGTAGTCAACCGAACTCAAGCTAGCGCAGCAAAAAGCGACGTTAGCCAGATACAGTATTTTCCTTTAGGAAAGACCGCTACTTTATTCCAGACTTTTGTCATCAACCATTGGAACTGGCTTGCAGGTGATGTTTTAGGAGTTAAGAACGAGAATATTACTAGAAAGCAAACAGTGGTAAAAGGTTTAGGATACTTGACTATGATTGCAATAATGGAGTATTTGTACGAAGATGTCTTTGGTATTCCGAGTCCGTATCCAGGCGTTATTCATGGTTATAAAGAAAAGCTAGACGAGACCGATGATCATTTTGCAGCAACTAGAATGGCCCTTAAAGAAGCTGCGGAGATTATACCGCAGTTTGGAGGTGGAATTAGATATGGTTCTAGTGTCCTTGGCGCACCTGCTGAGTTCTTGTTTGAGGCTGGAAAATATTTTACAGACTATCCTATTAAAGAAGATCCTTATGTATTGATTGGCAAAGGAGCTGGAGTCCCTGGAACAGTCCAGGCGCATAAAATGTCCAAGGCAATTAAAAGAGGTGAGAGTCCTTATGGTATTGCAATGGGACAGTATAGTGATAAGACTAAGAAAGCCAAAGGTTTGAAGGGATTGGATGAATTAGAGACAGTTACTTTAGGCACGTTGCGTTAGTTCGTATTTCTATAGATCATTATGTAAATAAACAACCAGAAAGACACTATAAGTATTGCCAGTATAATCTCTGCTATTTTTTTCATTTTAGTTTGTATATCATAACTCCTTTATGGTCTTGATTCAGGTTTAAGTCTTGCCCATGTTTCTTTATCAATGTTTGCAGTGCCGTGTTTGTAGCCATGAATAAATGCAGACGTGTATAGAAATTTATCATGTGCTAGTTTACTTAAATTTAACTCAACCGTTTCGACTGTTTGAGTTAGACTCTTAATAAATTCCTCCATAAACCTCCAATGTTCTTCTGCTAGTTTTTCTGGTGTTTTCATTTTATTTCCTTTATTTAAGTTTATAAATAACAACTCCTTGTCTTGTTGTTGTTAATATATAATCTTCTTCTATTAAGTTAGTTATTATCCTATCTAGAACTAAACTATCAAACCTATTATGATTAGCTCTTAAAATATCTGATCTAGGAATTTCATGTCCTGGGGATCTGCTTATTAGACTAAGAACATTATCCTTATACTTTAAAGTAGGATCGTCTACTATACCACTAAAGACCTGGCCCATTTGTTGTTCCGCAGACAGTAAAATTGCCTGGGCTTCTTTTAAAAGCACATCGTCTATAACCATGTCGTCGTTCGTGGCTAGACTCAAGAGCATACAAAGCTTAAAGAGCAATTCTCTTTTCCTTGAATAATATCCAATGAGCCTTTCGTCCTTGCATTCTTCTTTCCTTGTGCTATACCAAGAGATATAATCAGCTTTAGCTTGATTTGTGATAAGCATTTGGCCCTTTAAAGTGCTAATATGCTTTAAATCATCCATTAGATCTTGCTTTAAATCCATCAAATCCGAGGAAAAATGATCCTCTGGAAATGGACTCTGTCTGTCTGTCTTATCCGCATAAGCATAAATGAAACGTCCGGTGAATCCTCCAGATATGTCGTCGGTTGTGGTTCCAGTAGTCAACCACTCCGGTGTCGAACACGCTAGAAGATTCACACAGACGTTTTTAAACTTCTTTATTACACCTCCAGGAGTCTGCTGCTTTAATCTACTTTCAGTCTCGTCCGGACAGGTATAGAAAGAAGTTAGCAAGGTGACTAGGTCGGTCTTGTTTAGATCGGATAGAAAGGTCTTCATTTCAGGAGCATAGATGAAGAATTCAGAGTGGCCTTTTGAGGTGGTTAGACTGTCCATTAGTTCGAGGATATACCAAGAAGTTGCTTTTTCTTTTATTATTTCAATATCAGGAACTGCTTTTAGGATTTCTATGCCTATGTCTCCAGCAGTGGTTTTTCCGTCTCCGGTAGGACCGACTATTCCAGTATATAAATTAGGAAATGTCTTGAAGTATTTTCTGTCCATAAAGACATTCCGTCTAACCGAGGCTGCAATAAGAGTCAGGCCAATCCACATATGGAAAATCGGTGGTGCTTCTTGAAATTGAGTATAGGCTAGATAAGCATCTAGCCAAGAGGGAGAGCATTTGCGGGGCATATTTTATTTAGGCTCCTTTAGCTATGATGTTACCTTCAAAGTCTAGTAACATAACTTTGCCGGAAATTGTATTTTTAATTCCAGAAATTAAATTATCGTATAACGCTAACCACTCTGGCATTGTTCCGCTAAATGGCTCACCATTCTTGTCATAAAATGACATATCATTGACTGGACCGTAGTTATATTCTTTCCACATTTTAAGAGTCCTTATTCCTGTTTTTCTAGTTTAGATAGCTGGTCGGTGTCCATCAGTCTGTCCTTTCAAGTCTGTCTTTATTAAATCTATAGATAGGAATCTGAAGGTTTAATGCTAAATTATGTTCCTTCCAAGAGCCATTTGACATGGACCAGTTAGGCACGTGGACTAGAATGTCGATCAAATTGGAGCGAATGATCTTAAGACAAAACTGCAGGAAAGTTTCTTCTGGTGCATTAGTAAGTGTATGAAACCACGCTGAGTTTAAATGCGGACAAAAGACAGCGTAGTCATGGTTCCATAGCCAGATGGCACAGTCTTTAGCGGATTCTATATTTTGTTTTATTTTTTCTGCGTCGACGTTAAAATAAGGTCCTGATACGAATGCTGTTTTCATTTCTTAGTCTCCTTTTTCCTATGCGCTGCTTCTTTTACTATTCATTAAATGAATCGTTATTTCTTTTTAATTAACTCCTTCAAATCCAATCCCTGCTGCGCTGCTGCAACTAAAAGCTTAACTGCTAGTTCTTTGTCTGTTCCTTGTTTGGCAGTCTTTTGTCTACCTTCTTCTAGTCCTTCTTCTGCACTTTTCTTCCACTCGTCTCTTTTAATTTTATTAAACTCCATTTCATCCAGAGCTTTTTCTGCTGCATTTTGAACTGCAATATTTAAATCTGCATCCTCACAAATTGTCGGATAACCATAGTACCAAAACTCGGCTTTCCAAACAGAAGGATACTCTGCTAGATTAGTGTAAAATCCTTTAGAGGACATTTTGTCGACAACAAGACCTACTATTTGCCAATCGGAGACTTTAGTTTGCATCTTATTTCCACCCTCCATTCATAGTATAGATACTCAATCCACTATCTCTAGCCAAGCTTCTTCTTGCATGACAATCAGGACAGAAAAAATAATTCGGATAAGCATTCTTGCCGCAGACAGTGCAGATTCTTTTATGCTTTGGTTTTTCAAGAGCTTTTAGTTCGTTTCTAGTGGACATATTCTGGCCTGGCTTTGTCATTTTTAAGCTCCTTTCACTTTTCTACTTTTGCGATTCGTGTTTCGCTTAAATCTCTCTCCCAAATATCATCATATAAGTTGTCCCACCTTTGGCTGTATTTATCTAAAAATGCAGGAAATCCTGTCACTGTATCCATTTCATATTTTAAAGTCATCACACCACTGTCTTTGTTTTCTTTTTTAACATATCTATGAAAATTAGCTAAAGTCTCAATTTCATTTTCATAATGCCTACGGGCCAACCTTTCTAGTGTATCGGACAAGTACACTTGTGTTGGTATTATTTTTATTATCTCTCCGGCGTCTATCTTTTCGTCAATATAATGCAAAGTTACTCCTAATGGTTTTTCTTTTACAATAGCCCACTTAAACGCATCCAATCCACGGCAGTCTGGAATAATCCCAGGATGGCAGTTAATTATTCTCTTCCCTTCAATACATTTTTTTGACAATATTCCTGCACCTAGGATTAGGTAAACATCACAGTTGTTGTCTATATCAGTATCTAAAACACAAGTTTTATACGGAATGCTATATTGTTTTGCTAAATCAAATGCGTTTATAGCATTTGCTTGATCTGGTCTGTGTGTGATTAATTTTGGTTTTGCTACTTTATTGACAAAAGGCAATGCGTAAAAATGATAACTATAGCCCAAATCCTGTCGAATCAATGACTCAACTACTTGTTCTGTTTTTAAATGTGTGTGTTGATACGTTATTAGTCCTATTTTCTTCATGTGTAAACTCCTTTCTTTTTTAAAAACTCCCCTCTCCTGCAATCTTCTAGACAATAAAGTTCCCACTGTTAGTCTAATAAAGTTACCAGGAGATTCAGCTACTTGGCTTAGAGACTGGATTCATTTCAATGCTCTTTGACAAATTACTGAGGCAGTCTCTTTGCTTTTGCTTAGGGAGTTCTTTAGTTTATTTTCCATACCAGTCTTGTTTTGTTTTTCCTACATCACAAGGAATTACTAAAATCTCTCCTTCTATTTCTATTTCTCTTAGGGTTTCTAAATGAGCTTTTATATACTTGCTGAACCAATTTACTTTTTCTTTGGGTAAACTGATGAGTATGCTATCATGGACTTGAGCCGCGAGATAAATGTCTTTTGGTTTGATGAGCCAGAGGCCGAGGATTCCTGTGTTGATTGTATCGACGACAGTAGATTGCGGAGTCTGCGCATATGCAGATCTATAGACGTCATCATTGATAAAACCCGTGAAAAGTCTTCTTCGTCCATATGGAGTAGTAATTCTTCTTTCTCTGTCAACAGTTTCCCTGATTCGTTTATGGTAGTTTGGCAGCTCTGGTACAACTCGTGCATATTTTGCACGAATTTGTTTCGCCTCTCCCACTGTTTTGTCGATGACAGTTGCAAACTTCCTCTCGCCCAGTGCATAGTTCGACCCATGTACTGTACGCTTCGAGATAAGATATTCTTTTGGGGTGAGTTTTTTGTAAGATTTGTCATATATCCATTCTCCTACTATGTTGTGGATTTTTTCTCCAGACTGCATTCTTTTCTTCAATTCTTCTGCGCCCATTAAATAGGCCATGACTAAAGCTTCTGCTTGGGAAAGGTCTGGCTCTAGGAAAGTTTGATCTTTGTCTGGTATAAACATCTGGCGGAATTCCTTTGGTTGATTTTGTAAATTGCTGCCTAATCCTTCGTGATTTGCTTTAGAAGACAATCTTCCTGTCACTGTAGTGCCATAACTAGTTCGCATTCTACCATCTTCTGATACTTTGGACTTTAAATAGGTTCCTAAAGACTTTGCTTTTAGTTTTCTTGTGCATACTAATTGCTCTAGAATAGTCTTATGCTGCGGAAAGCGGGCTTTTATTGCGTCTAGCTTCTCTTCGTTGACGGAGAAATTCCCTTTGTCCGTCCTCTGCACGGGGATACCTAATGAGGTTAGGAACTCTCCAACTTGCTTCGAAGAGTTTGGATTGATGGGGGACCCAACTAATTTTTCTAGTATGTCCAACGCGATGGGTAGTTCTTCTTCTTCTACAAACTGTGTCCATTCGTCTTTAAGCTCCTTATTTATGCGGATGCCTTTAGTTTCCATTTCAAAAAGAACTCTTCTAAAAGGCATAACATAGCCAGTGAACATATCGTAAAGACCTTCTTCTTTTAGATCTTGTCTTAATTTCTCGTAAATTCTATGAGTTGTAATTACGTCTTTTATATTATACTCCCAGAGGATATTGTCATGCGGTAAGTCTTTCTGCATCCAGTCTTTAGCTTCGTCTTTATGATATGGCATTTTGGTATAGATAGACGTTAAGAAACCTAGATCATGTTTAGAATCTGGATTTATAAGATCATGAGCGTACATTGTGTCGAAAATAGGTTCTCTTGGGAAGCCTAAAAGAGGTCTTAAATAATGCATGTCATAATGTATATTCTGGCCTATTTTAGTTAAGCCTGGTTTATTGTAGACTTCTTGCATTGCTCTTATTAAAAGAATCTGATCATGCTTAGGCCATCTGTTCTTAAGACCTTGGTATCTGAAAGGAATACAAATAGCGTTCTTTCTGTCCTTGGTCCATCCAATGCAAGTTATATTCTGTCTTGCTACTGTCTCTATATCAAAACAAGTCGCAGATGCATTGTTTTGTATGTCGTATAGAAACTCTAGGCATTGTGTAAGCGTAGGATCTATTATCATATTGTAGTCTTCTGCTGGCTTGGAAATCCCGTAGCCTGTCTCTGCAAAGCGTTTAATGTCATGTCTTACAATAGGATAAAGCTTCATATTACCACGGAATAGAAAGGAAGGATGCAGGGTAGGAATGACAGGAATTGGATTGTCTAGGAGATTGCATTCTAAGACAGAACCACGCTTCTTTAAAATCCCGTCTTCTCCTGTCAGTGCTTTCATTGCTATTGCACCTACTGCTAAGATAGCTTTTGGTTGGACGGTCTGAAGCTCTTCAATCAAATAAGGCATGAAGGATTCTGTAGACAGGCCAATGGAGTTTAGATATTGTTCTTTCTTTACTTTAGGAGGTATAAGAACTTTAATGACATTAGAAATATGACAAGTATATCGCGGAATGCCGGTTTCTTTTAGAAGCTTGTCTAGTAACTTGCCGGATTTTCCTACAAAATATTGTTCTTCCTTGTCTTCGTCCTTGCCTAGACTCTCTCCTATAATAGCAAGAGGGAAAGAGTTAAGAGACAAAGGAAGAACGAGTTTAGTCTGAGAGCATTTAGAAAGCAGAGATTTGTAAGAGCTTAATTGTGTTGGTTGCATTCAAGATCCTTCCTAGTTCTTAAGCGGACAATAATCACAAGCTACATCACCACTACTATACTCACATACAGTATCGCAGAACTTGTGTATTTTGTCCATAGTTTCTTGATAGGCTTCTTTTAATAGTTCTAGGTCTTTTTTGTCTTGGTTTAGTTTTTTCATTCTTTTGGTCCTTTCTTAACATAAATCCAGTAACCTATTAATCCTGCAAAAGCAATACCAAATTGCAGAACTAGCCACCATGCGTTTGCTTCAATAAGCTCAGCCATCTATGTGTTGTCTTTCGAATTCTATTTCCACAAACAGTTTAGTGTCACGATGTAGTATCATGCGTTTTTTGTTCTTTTCATAAAATTCTTGTGTCGATCCGCCAAAATTCCTGGACATTGCATTCCAATCTGCTAGCATTTGTCTAATAAATTTTCGTGGCATCGGAACTGGCTTTCCGTCTGACTTAACCCAGTAGTCCCAATGGTGTTTATTTCTGTGTTGGTGTAATAACCACGCTGTATTGAAGTCGAATTTAATCTGTTTACTAACTGTCTTTCCACTGAATGCTGGAAAATACTTTGAATATGGATTAAATTCTGACGGACGGAATTTGGACAAGTCATGTGTTAAAGCGTGGATGGGCATTCTTAGTTTTATTGCCTCTATTCCAACAAATAGTTTATGTTTTAGTAAATATTTAAGATATTCTAGTTTAGCCATCTACTCTATTCCTTTCGAATTTATTGTCCCAATAATCATCATAACTACCAGCCTCTAGTTCTGCTCCGAAGTCCGACAGTTGTTCAAAAACTTCTTTGCTCCACTCTTCATTAAGCTTGTCTAGTGTCTCATCTTGAATAGGCAACTGGTTCTCCTCTGCACCATAGACCTCAAAAGCCTCTTCGACCCAAAACTCAGCTGGCTCAGGTGGATAAGCCCTGTCTGGAGGATTCATACAACCTGGGTCTTCTGGACTAAAGGTAAATCTCGTTATAGCAAATATTCTCCAAATGCCGTCTTCTTTTATAGAAATCTTTGGTGCTTCGTCAAATGAGTACTTTTCTTCTGATAGCATTTTAGGACTCCTTTCTCTTAGACTCCTGTATTAGCTCAACTAAATCCACCAAATACAATCCTTCTCCGCAGTTTCTACAATAACCAACTGCTATAGTGTTTGTAGACTGACCTGTAAAACTTCTCCAGTGCACTCCGCAGTTTGGACATTTCATTTTAGACTCCTTTCTTTTAGTCTGTTACAAGCAATGAAGCAGATAATCCACCAACACCAAGAAAAAACCCGAAGTCATACCATCCACCATTGTTGTAAATTGCGTAGATTGTGGTGGATTCGCTGAACAACGATACAAACCACGCAAAAGGAAATATAATTCCGTGCCATAGTCCGTGCCAAAATCCGACTTCTGTCATTACTTTTGCCTGGTCGAACGTAACACTGTCTGCGCATCCAGACAATAGAAACAAAACTGCGATACAAAATAGTGTTTTCATTCAAGACTCCTTTCTAAGAAAAATCTCCTTTAGTAGCTTGTTTTTTCCTGAGTTTTAATTTAAGACTAATCCTATTCAATTCTTTCTGTTCTTCCAATGCAAGCACAATGCCGCGTCTAATAATCTCTGCCTTAGATCCGTGAAACTTGCTTGCTTGTTTTAGCTTGTCGTTTAGTTCTTCGTCTATCCTTACTTGTACGTTAAAGGTTCTCTTTGTCATTTTTGTTTGGTCTCCTGTGGTATAGTTTTTTCCAAAAGTGCTTGGAATATTTGGTTTGCTATTCTTTCTGTTATGTATTGTCTGTGCCATAAGAGTTCACTTTGACTCATGTGCATTAATTCGTGCCTGGAAATCTCCGTTGCTGTCATGAATGTTTGACTGTTACGAGACAAATTATCTTTGCAAGTGAACTTCAAATTAAATGTAAGACTGGATCTGAAATCTTTGTCGTTCAAGAGTTCTTTCCGTGCTTCTTGTTTTGCTTTTTCTTGGTCTACTAAACCAGTTATAGCTATGTCTTCTGTTGAATTGTCCCAGGTTTCTAAAATCCTAACAGAAGGTGCTATGTATTTATTATGTGATGCACCTACACTCAGTTCAACAGAACACCGTGGGCATGGTAGATCTAGTTTAGAATGCTCTCTGTTTTCATGATCTCCTTGGGAGTATTCTAGTTTCCACATAGTAGAACAGTTGCATTCACAGTCTATAATAAAGAATTCTAGATTGTTTGCATTCTCAAACCGCTCGTCCTGAACTGCGTCCCATTCTGAGTTTAGTAGAATGTTGGGAGTGGTTCGCATGGCTTTTATTCTTTTCATTTTTCGTCTTCTTTTGTCTCAAATGCTTCAAGAACTATCTCTCCATCTGTATTATAAATAGTAGCTCTGTTGATTTGGATTCTAGGGGTTTGGCGGTCCTCTTGCTGTCTTGTCAATATACTTACTTGAAGCTGGAGTCCTTCTATTTTATTATTCGTTGATGTCATCCATAGAGAAGCACTGAAGCCTATTAAGAGGATGACTACAATAATAGCTATATCAAGTTTCCTGGTTTTGGTCATCTTGTTCTCCTTTCTTTAGTTCAAAAACTATGTCTGAATACCACTCATGGCTTATCTCAATACCCGTGGCCCTTCTATTGGTTCGGATTGCTGCTTTCAAGACACTTCCTGATCCTGCAAAAGGGTCTAGAATATGCTCATTCTCTACTGTACTGCATTCTATTATTTTTTCTATTAAAGGAACTGGTTTCTGACTAGGGTGGAACTTTCTTCCTTTTAGTTTAAATATCTGGACTGCAAATATAGGCTTAGTTAATGGTCTAGGGTCTCCTTTACTAAAAAACATAACTGGTTCGTAGTCGTTTTTTATCTCCCCAAAAGGATGACTTGAATGTGCTACAGTTGGTTTGCACCATAGAAGAATCTGGTCAAAGAGCCTATATCCACAATCTAAAATAAGTTTATAAATCTTCCCACTTATCAAATGTTTAGTAGCGCAGAACATCCAGCATAAAGAACCTGGTTCTAGTTGGTCATAAGCTAGTTTTAAAACCTCCCTAGTAACATTCAAGGCATCAAACTGATTCCCAAATTCCTTATCAAACCCTACTCCCCATTCGGGGTCTGTGATGAGACAGTGGTATTTAGTTCCTTTATTCCGCTTGAGAACTCTCCTGCTATCTGTGTTAAAGAGCTTAATACGACCTCCAAGTCGCGTGAAGCTCGGACTAATCTCAGACACAGATTCGACATTTTCATTGTTGTGTTTAGTATTTTCATCTTCTCGTCTAGATTCATTTTCCTGTTCTCCTTTCTTAGAGTCTATAATCGCAAGCAACTGGCGGGCTTTTATTTGTTGTTTCCTCTGATACATATGCCAAGCTTGGATTTTGCTTTGTTGTTGTTGAAGCTCTTCGTCATTCTTCATAGCCTTAGCTAATTGCAAGTCTTGACTCATGGCTCCTGTAGAAATGCCTAAATGCTTTGCTGTGTCTTCTACTTTCCAACCACCTTTTCGTCCTCCGACTTGAGAGGTCTTGCCTTTTTGTTCTTGGAAGATTTCATGAAACCGGAGTTTTGCAAACAGATCTTCGACATAAGTAAGACCTCTACGTCTTAAGTTCTCTTCTAATTGCATTAGTTCATAAGTAAGCTCGTCTATATCAGACTTTTTAACTACTTCTATTTCTTTCCAACCTAACAGACGAGCTGCTTTTAATCTAGTCTCTCCTACAATAAGAATGTTTTGCTCGTCCACGACAATAGGCTGGATCTGGCCTACTAGTCTCATACTCTCAGCCAGATCCGCTATGTCATCGTCGGAGAAATATTGTCTGTGTCGGTCTGGTAGGATTGTGATGTCGTTTAGAAGGAGTTTCATATTAGTCCTTTGCCTTTCGCTAACCACTCTGGAATAGTTATTGTTGTAGTCTCTCCAACCTCTGCATCGTATTCTATTTGCGACTTAGGCAACCAGCATTCGGTGGCCCCGTCGTTTACTAGAATAGCCAGCTCGGTTTCTCTCAGGATTTCTGTGTCTATTTCTGTTGGATTTTTCATTCTAACTCTCCTCAGCGTTTATGCTATCGACGAATTCTCCTAACGTCGCTTGCAATTCCGTCGCACATTTTGGATGGTAATAACTTGGTGCTTCACCTATTGTGTGCAACATAATCCACCATTCTCCTGAGTTTATAATGCCACCACATATACGACATCTGTGATAAGCGTGGTTTAAATTACGTCCTGCGGTTATAGTTAGTTTGTGCTTGAATTTGTCATGGTGTATTATGTCGTAGTTTTTGTCTACTGTAGAATAGTATAACATTTTAAAGTTCTCCCACTTCTCCAACACAGTTTATAACAAGTCTGTCTCCTTCCTGTGATGCGGATTTTAATTGTAGATATTCATGGTGGCCCTTTAGATGTTCTGGCCAGCAGACAAATTCTCCTGAAACAAAATAAGGTTGGCCTTCTCGGATTAGGATTAGTCTATATAAATATTCTTTTTGCATTTTAGTCTCCTTCGTATTTAACTGCACTTATAAACAACGCTATAATTGTAACGTCCCTAAGCCTAAGTTCTGCTTTTCTAACTACACTATCCACCGATGCCTCAAATTTAGCGTCCGCTAGATCCTGTGCAACTACTTCAGTGTTGAGTAGTTTTTTGCCTTGTTTGTTCATGACTATAACTCTCCAAAGTCCCATGCTGTGTTCTTTGTCGAAGCTATAGCGTTGTTGTAGAGGTATTATTTCGTCGTATGATGACATTTCCAGTCTCCTTCCGTTCATTAAATGAATCGTTTCTTTTCTTAAAAAAAGCCCTCTGAATCCTGTCTGACGAGCCAGTTTATCAGACAAGAATCCAAGAGGGCTTCTACAGCGAGACTATTCTCGCCTCTTCCCGTTATAGGTTCTAGCTTACGTCCACTCCAAGCTGCTCTGCAATACGCTTCAACTGGTCTGGATCAAGACTCTTAAGAGCATCAGTAATAACCTTAGGCAGTCCGCCTCCAGTCAGTTCTCTTCTCTTACCGTCCATGAAGTTGCTCTTACGTTTCATGAGATAGAACTTCAGAACCTTCTCCTCAGTATCAACGTCAATAGCCTCTTCCAGACTCTCAGGTGCATCATACTCGAAAGTATCAAGAACCGAACCTTTAGATTTAATTTCTACTGTTTCTGTCTGCATTTCCTTCTCCTGTGTTAAAGGTTAGTAAGCTTTAAGTCTTCTAGTCTAGTGTCTTTAGTCTTTAAAACCTCCTTTCTAGTAAACAAACTTCTTAACATCATTAACAGGCGGTACAGAAGTGTCGTCTACCCAATCTCCTTCGTTATTCTGGACCTGTTTTGGTTTCTGGATAATTTCTGCTCTACCTGCTCGTCCGATATAATCTTCTGTGTTTAGACTAGAACCTGTCCACGGCTGTCCGACAGCTTTACACACACTAACAAGCATTCCAACTCCAGAGGTAATCATCTGGCCGTCTACTACATGAGGCAATACGGAGTTGTAAAAGATAGTCCGTTCTGCTCCGTCATGAGCAATTCCTAACTGCCATTTGATCATTGGCCGTCCGGATTTTGCAATCACAGACTCTGCACTTTTTACAATAAAATCGTACGTACCTACTGGAATTGGCTCAAAACTGTCTTCATTTTCCACGTCCGAAAAGTCTATTCTTAAGTCAATTTCTACCATTTTAATCTCCTGTGTTAAAGGTTAGTGGTTATGTGGATCTTCTTCTTGTTGTGGCCTGTTGTATGGGTTTTCTGTTCGTCCTTTTTGTTCTAGCTCTGCTATGTCTGCAAGATCGTCGTATGCGTCTGTATTATGTAGTGCTGATTCTACTTCTGGCTGCATTGGTGGTTCTACAGCTTCGAGCATTTTATTATACTCTGCTTCAACTTTCTGTGGGTTCTTAATATACCGTCTTAATAACGAAATCATTTCTTCAATCTGTTCTTCTGAATAAGCCAAAGTACAACAACCAGCTTGGACTGAGACAGAACCATTAGCCGTGGATCTTATTGTAACGTCATACGTAAATAGTCTCTTGAACATAGTCTAACCTCCTTTCTTTTCAGTTTCAGTTTCTTTATGCAACTCGTTCCATTCTTCTTTGACTTCATTCAAACTTTCTTTTCCTGGCTTATAGACTAAATGCCAAAAAGCCTTTAAAAGGTTCTTAACTGTCAGTCTTGGGATGACAAACTTGACCATTACAAAACATACGATAGCCGCTATTACTATGATACTTGTTGTTGACATTTCTCTTGCCTCCTTTTTGTAGGATATTATTGGTTGGGGTGTTTCCCAAGTTAACTGACCAGACTTGTGCACTAAAATCTGTCCTTCTTTTCCATTTGTTGAGGGTAGTTTTATTGTTTCATTTGGGATAGTTGTTCCACTTCCGTAACTTAGCCATGTTCCAAAACTAGAGGCTCCACTGCTTTCATAAGATAGACCATAACCAATTATGTTTACAGTATCGTCGCTCATTTATTCAACTCCTCTATCCTACCTTTGAGAGAGTTATAGTGCGACTGGATCTTAGCTGGCATATTTAAATTACTACTAGCTGTTATTAATCCAGTTGCTTTAGTTTCCAAGACATAATTATGCTTCCCTGCTGTTTGTTCTACTGTAGCATGATAGACTTCATCAAAATACAGTCCTATTTCATGAGCTAGTTTTCCTACAACATTAGGCAAGCACCAGACCTGTCCGCTCAGCTCGTCTTTAAGATACTGCTGATGACAGACTAGAATGAAATTAATATTCTTCATTGTCCTGCCGTAGTTTATCATATTTATAAGATTGTTTCTTAACTTGCCCCAGTCTGGTTGAGTGGGTTGTTGTCCGACATGCTTATTGGTATACAAGACCCAGTCTAAACAATACTGAGAAGCAGTAGTTAGACTATCAACGACAAGAGTTTTAGGTTTAATGTCTCCATGAGTCTGAGTAGGATAAACTCCTTCTTCGTTTAAGAGTTTAACTACTCCAAGTACAGTGGGCCAGCCTATTGGACCTGGAAGGTGTTTGTCTTCTGACTGATTCTGGATAGGAACACGAAAAATGTTGTCTTGCTTAGTCTCAGGTCCTTTTAAACTAGTCATTCCTTCGTCAGTGTCTATGTAGACCAGCGGACCTGCATCAGCCCAAGAGCCAGAGAAACGAGTCTTTCCTGTTCCTGTTTTTCCATAGACTAGCACATCATACTTGCTAGGTTTAAATAGTTTTAGTTGTGTTGGTTCAGGTAGTTGAAGTTTCATTCATTCTCTCCTTTTTGGATGACTAAAAGATAACATATAATCAGCCAGATAATGTGAAATTCTGTTTCTGAGATCATAGTTGGATTACGTCTCCTTTCTCAGACTCCTGTGAGCCTTGTCTTAGTTTATTAGGTCTGTATTCTATCAAATGCTGTAGAGTACTAGTCAATTTAATTGGATCACCTATGTCAAAAAATCTTCCTCCTGTTATGTCTGAAATCTGCCTAAGAAACTCTGGACGATAACTCCTGACTGATCCTTTGTCTCCTATTCCTACTGTATCTATTGGAATGTCTTTATGAACCCTAACTCTTGCAAGAATATCGTCTTCATTTGCATCAGTTGGATGTCCGTCTGTCATTAGAACCATATGATGCGGCTTAGTAGTCCAAGCTTCTTCTAGTCCAGCGAGCATATGTGTAGATCCCATATTGTCTAGATGAGCTATGTCAGACTGGTCTATCTGCCAGATCTCTGACTCAAAGCCTATGCAAGATATTCCTGCTTGCCAAACTGAAGAAAGTGCTTTTTTTAATTCAAAGAGTTTGTTTCCGCCCATTGAACCACTTATATCTGCCAAGAGCATAGTTTTCTGCAATCCGGTTGTTTTTGTCTTCAGACTATTAAGAGTAACTTTTTCTGGTTTTTTGAGTTTTTGTCTTTTTACGACTGATTCTTGCTTAACGTTTTCTAGGTCAAATTTTTCCATTCTTAGTCTCCTTTTTATGTTCTAGTTCCTTTTGACTTTCTTTAATAGCTTTATAGATTCTCGGCTTTGTTCTTTTTAGCAGACTCATAATTGCTGCAATTTGTTCTGCTTCTGTCGGTTCTTCAAAGTCATACTGTACATAATTTTTAGTCATTTAGTCTTCTCCTTTAAAATAAGCTTCAAGAATCAAACGCATGTCACTCAACTGTTCCTGTTTTTGCCAGTCTTTCGACAAGCTCAGAGCGGCCTCTATTTTTCTGTATAACTGGCGCAGGAGTTTTAGTTCTTTAGTCTCCATTTTTGTACCTATTCAACTCAAATCTCATTCTGTGTTTTGCTCCGTCTTCTCCTAGAATATCCCATGGACATAAAAATCCCACTCTTGTGTCGTTTGTTGGAAGTCCTACAAAGTGAAAGCACGTATTACAGATAAGTCGTATAGGTGTTTTGTATTTTATGCCCTCGTCTTTTCTGTAGTGTCTTGCAGCTATACAGGTATTTTGTCTTAGTGTTTTGTTTGTCTTTATGAACCTACCAACTCTATATTTATGTAGTTCTTTGGTATACTTTTCTTTAGTCTCCATTCTTAAGCTCCCCTAAAATCTCTTTATAAGCATCATTAATAACTTGCATAGTCCCTGCGTCTCCTCCTTTATCAGGATGGTGTTTCATAGCCAGGACTTTAAAAACTGCCCTAACTACTTCCAAAGGAGCATTTTCGACAAGATATAACCTAGCCCATGCAGTCGAACTGACTTGAGCGGCTGGAAAATCTACTAAAATAGTCTCGTCATAGTACATATCCAGCAAATGACTAAGCTTGTCGAACTGGTCTCGAACAACGTACCACGCTTTGTCGTTATTGTCCCAGACTCTTTTAGACTGAGGAACTGAAGCTTTTAGACTGTCTAGAAATTCCTTGTTGTAAGGAGCTTCTAGGAACAAGAATCCTGTAGTTCGTCCTGTCTTTGCAATAGGAATCTCTCCAGGAAGATACTTAAGACTAGCAACTGAATGACCTCTCCGTCTGCCTCTACCTGATTTATTAAATCTTTGCATACCTTTCTCCTTTTAGTTTTAGCTTGTCATAAACTTCTTGCCATGAAGAACCGTTGGTTGAAAGACTAACTGAACCTAGCCATATTCGGTATCTTGTTTCTCTGGACTTCTCTATGGTATTATTTCCGTACCACCAGTCGTTTAGTTCCAGACAAATAGCTTCTTCGGGAAGGGCTTTTTTAAGATGGTTAAATAACTGATTTCTGGTCATTTCTTGGTCTCCTTTTTTCTAGTTTGCCAAATTAACTTACTACTCCTTTTCTGGACTCTTATTAATTTACTCTCATTAGCACCACGACCTTTAAGACGAATCCAGAAGCTCCGAACGTTGTCTTTTATAATTTCAAGATCAAACAAACGTCCGTTATTCAAGCGGTATTTTATGGGACGTCTTCTCATTTAGGCTCCTTTCTAGTTTAAGACCTTTTAACTAACCTCTCCGTCTTCTTCGTCAAACGGGTCCCAGAATTCTACTTCGTACATACTGGATATAAGATGGTCTACATTATGCGGATCTGGCGCAGTACAAAGTGGCATGTAAACGCAGTCTTTGAAATACGGTTTGCAGTTCCATGTCTGAGGCCAGAAATCTTGCTTTCGACAATTCTCTATAGCCTTCATTTGTGTAATCATACTAAATTTCCAAGCTTCTACTTGCTT